TGGCTACACCCCGCAGTAATATTTACGATATACCCCCCTGCTGCCGGGAATATAAAGTTGTTACCAACACTCTACCACGAGTGCGTCAGTGACATCTGTCGCTGCAAGGCCGTAGCGCAAGCAAACATCATAGACGAAATGAAAAGATAGCTAGTTCGATAGTCCCACAGTTTCCTGTAATTATGTAATGTCATGTAGGTTGCTACCATCCTAGCACAGATGAAGATTAGCTCAGGATGCAAACTCCCTGTATATCCAGAGAGGGTGCCAGAAAGCCAGTCAATGGCTAACCGGCGAGGTAATGAATATCTCTTCTCCACTGACCTGATCAGACCCGCCGTCCTCTTCGAAAGTAGAGAGATGGTTTTTACACCGCGTACCCTGGCCACGGCAGCTGTTTTTTCAAAAATGTTGGCGATTTGAGGTAACTGGCCGAATGTGTGATCGGGGTTCTCTCGTGCCAAGATCTCAGTTGAGACCCTCTCGACGGCGAAAGGAGTTATTCTTAGTTCAGGTTTGTACCCGACTGAGATCTTGCCCATATCAGCCTGGATCATGGACGAGACACCTACAGCCGCCAGAGTCTTAGCTTCAGACTCAGAAAGCTTGAAATCCGAAAACCTTTCCTCCACAAGAGAGACAGCCCAGTCAGATATCACAGGTGCGCTATCTGGAGAATCAGGTCTGAGAGATACGGAACCACCAGCAGGAGGCATGACCCCAGCACCTCCGACTGATTTGGGCACATGTAAGATACTAGCCGGAAATCCCTTGGATGCAAGAGCACGCACAGCACTCATGTACAGAAACTTTCTTAAACTAGCAGTCGCTCCCCGCCTCTCCGAAGTTGCACAATTATCCAAAGCTGCAATGGCTTTAGGACACACAGCATAACCACTCTCTTCTGAGAAAGGTCGCGCTTCACCCAACCAGACCAGACTTCTGTTCAGGTAACCTTTAGCCCCTTGTCTGCCGTACTCAATTCGCAAGAATTCAGTTTCCCCTTGACCTTCTTCGGTTATTCTGCTCTTATCAGGCGAATACTCTAGGAAAGCTGAGCAATAGACCCACCATATCTTAGCAAGCAATCTAGCGTGTCCCGGGGTCTTACCTCTTAGAGCAGCCAGCTGGTCATCACCTCTCACATCGAACATCTCAACAGATGCTCGCCATATCCTTACCAAGACTGAAGCTGCACCCCTACACACGCAGTAAGACACCCTGTTTCCTACTTTCGAAGTCTCTAGAGTGCCGGAAGTAAGATATCGCTTATTGATGACCAATGACTTCTTATTCACGGCGATCAAGACCTTGAAATTAGAAGTGCGTTCTAGATCCTTCCTGTGCGGAGTAGTGTCATACCGAATGGATTGATCTGGCGGGAGGAGATATTCCCCAAATGGAACACCATCAGTGCGCGCCGACAGTGAAGAGAAAACCGCAGCAGGTATACTGTCTCTCACTGTGTCCCAAAACTCAGTGGTATAAGTATGACCGATCTGCTTGTCGAAACCTTTAACATCCGAGGCCAGCACCACGACAGCATTACCTGCAACAGACACGGTAACATAATCAGGACGTAAAGGTGTGAGCTTCCTCATCAAAGTGTATACGTGTTGAGCACGTTCCAAAGCAATAGCAGCGATATCAGGTGCGACGACAGATAGAGTTCGAAGATGCCTGTGCACTTCTTCCCAACCACTAGACCCCAGAGAAGTGGACCAGGCCCTATTCTCTAGATGAACACCATCCAGCGGGTAGTTCGAACTTTCAGCAAGATGGGCCAGGAGGTAAGATTTTATTATAGTAGGCATCAGGGGGTAGGGATATATAACCCTATCCTTTGAAGTTTCGCCTAGTTTTAAGATAGCCTTGATGATGACGAAAGTTTGAGTGCAACAAGATTTCACTGAAGACAGGACATCTTCGAAGACTGCAATGTACGGTATCAGTGATTTCGTGAGCCTGAGCTTGAAGACTTTACCGTCGACCTCATAGATGAGCGAATCAAGGCCTGTTGCTGTTGCAGACCCGTCAGTCTGCCAAGACATATTTTTAACGAAGCTATCAAGTTTTTCAATTCTGGCAGCTGATTTGAACTTTTGTGTTGATGCGGTCTGCAGATAAGCTTCGAAAGCGTCAGGATGAGGTAGCAACTCATCGTGCGCCTCGGTTCTTATCAAGTCAGAGACTCGGACATCAGTGTCAGCATCAGGATATCTGCAGCCGACCAAAGTAGCACACTCTTTGTACCAATCAGGGTTGACCAGCCAGACTGCTCCTAGCTTGGCAGCATTGGACAGAAGCTTGCCTTTCTCGACGAAGTCATCTTCTGATGACAGAAGGCCCCAAGAGTTATACTCATCGATAAGCTGCCCGGTGCCTGCAGTATGAGCAATATCGGCTAAGAGGATATTGAGCACTAGCCGCGCGGGCAAATTCACCATCTTCCAGATCTGACTGTACCACAATGCAGGACTGTAAGCTGCTATATCCCTAGCATCAAAGCGTGAAGCATTCTGCTGCCGGACAGAAGCCCAACCCAACGACCATGAATTCGGTACTTCCGGGTCCAGAGCCAGAGGAAGAAACGGACTTGAGACTTTTGGTTTTTCAAGGACTGGGGTTGACCCTATCGTCAGACCGGAAAGTGCCCGAGAACCACGACCAGCAGCTGCCGCTTCCACACCTTCTACTAGCTCT